GGAAGTTCTCCAGAAAAAAATACAACTGTTGGTGGAGCATCTGGTGGACTTGCAGTAATGATAAATCCAGAAACTAATGTGGGATACTATTTTGAAATTGCAGCATTAACTGAAAATAATATACAGTCTTATGCAAATAGTGACAACGTTTACAACGTTATGTTTTATAAAGTAAAAGCTGGGACAGACCCACAAAAGGCCGTACCAATTAGACTCTATGGCGGATTAGCAAAAATTATTGTAGACTCTGGAAGCTTTGCTGGGCAATCAAGAATTACAGGTGAAGAAAACCCAACTGTGTATGATCTTGCAGTAGAATATCAAGACATAGGGGCAACAAGAAGATTCTATTTATATATAAACAATAAGATAGTTGCCACAGTTGATGATGATTCTCCACTTCCAAAATATAATAACATGGCCTTATTTGTAAGAGGTTCTTCAAAAGTAATGTTTGAAAACTTGTATGCCATTGCTGCAAATTATTCTCAAAATACCTCATCCTCTTTGGATACGCCAGTAAACGGTGCCTTTGGCGACAAAGAGATTAACTTTAATGAAGCCTTTAGAAAGTACTCTTTAAGTGGAATGATTCAGTCAACATATCTTTCTGGGATAAGCCCAGCAGAGCCTCCAAAATATAATATTTATTTTGAAGAATTTGGAACAATTATGCGTGAAGCAGCATATCTAAATGTTAGATACGATAAAGCGTATCCAGCACTATATGCAAAAATTGCCAACACTTTTAATCTTATAAAAGGATATGCTGTTACAGGATTTATTGCAGGATCATATGGGGCAGAATTCTTAATCTTTAATGCTACAGATGCGGCAATTAGCTTAGACGAAACCACAGGAAACTATCTAAGAATCCAGGGTATTACATTTACACAGTCATCAACAAATCAATTAACAGTAGATGAATATTTTAACAAAAATAGTGACTTTTCAAATCCACAATATTCAGCAAATAAAATAATTGTGTCTCCAAATAAATTTAAAGAGCAATATCAAGACATTAAAAATAGTAGAAATACCTATGGAAAGCGTGAGTTTTCTTTGGATTCTCCATATATTCAAACACAGGACGACGCAAATGAGCTAATGGGATGGCTAGTAAACAAGATAATGCGACCAAGATTAGCGGTTGGAGTGAAAATATTTGGATTGCCAATCATACAGTTGGGCGATATTATTTCAATTGACTATAAAGAAAGCAATGTTGATGTTGTTCTTTCAAAAGAAAATAGGTTTGTTGTTTATAATATTGAATATTCTAATTCTGGAACAGGTCCAGAAACAACGATATATTTAAGTGAGGTTGTATAATGGCTGACGAAAAAGATGTTTTTAAGCTACCATATTTTATTCCTAAAAGACCTAATAGACGTAAAAAACCCAATAGGCCTGGAAGACCATCTGACGGTCCTTTTTTAGACAAGCCTATCAGTCCAACTCCAGAACAACCAATATTTAATACTCCTTCAAGTAGATATCAAAACATATCCGTAAAGCCAGCTACACCAGATATTATTGTTTTTGATGAAGAATTAATTGAGGTAGATGTAATGGCAGATCTTCTTTTTGAAGATATCGGCGGACAAGAACTAATTAATATCACAAGAAACGACATTATTAATGGCCAGTCAGTTGCATATCATCCCATTAGAAATGTTTCCCAGTTAGCAAATAAATATAACCCTCAAAATATTTTATATATTCCTCAAACTGCTTTTTCATTTTTTAATAATTTTCCACTAAAATTTGTTAATTATTTACCTAACGTTGGGACTGGGCCAAACGGAGAATCTGCATACCTTGATGAAGGCGGTAATCTAATTATTAATCTTGTTAATATGAAACCAAATGAAGAGGTAGAGGTTCAGGTATTTGATAGGCCAAATATTTTTAATGATACAATATATGAAGGAGATTTATGATAACGGAAACTGGCAAGAACATCCTGGCTAAATATTTAATTGGGCAGGCACCTGCTTACGCATCTTACATTGCTGTTGGCTGTGGTGCTAGACCACTAGATCCTGGAGCAAGTATTCAAAATTATAGGACTAAAGAGATCTTAGATTTTGAAATGTTTCGTGTGCCAATTGTTTCTCGTGGTTATATTACAGAGCTAGATAATAATAATAACCCAGTATCCAAAGTTGTTTTTACTGCAGAGCTACCAACAGAAGAGCGTTATGAAATTACAGAAGTTGGAATTTTTTCTGCTGCCTCTAATCCATCTGCATTAAATACTGATAGTAGAATGCTCTTTTCGTTTAACAATCAAAATGAGATTTGGGAGCATCATACACAAACTTCTGCAACAGCAGTTCCAGTAAAATATGCTCCATTAGACACAGGTGTTGGCAATGATACAGTTGGAGTTCCAGAATCAGTATTTAACGTTAACTCTGATAATGATATTTTTACCAGTCCAACAAGAACTGCTAGAAATGAAATTCCTAGGTTTTTAAATAATAGTTTAGCAATTAGAGGAAACGATTCGGATCTTAGTTTAAATAAAAAAGTAATATTGGGTATTTCTGCAAGTGGAACACAAATTGTTTTTACAACACAGGGAAGCAGCGGACTTGCAGTTAATGATAAAATTAATATTTCTGGAGTTTTGCCAATACAGTTTAATATTCTAAATGCAACAGTTACAGCTGTTTCGAACCCTTCTGGAGGGCCATTTACTTTTACAATAGCAAGCACTATAACTGGAAACTATGTTTCTGGTGGGGTAGTAGAAAGAATTCTTGGTGATGTAAACTATACAATATCTCCAACCTCAAATCACGTACATCTAACTGGAATCTCTTTAGATTTAGACAAGAACTCACCAAATGATTTACTTAAGCTATCCTTTTCTTTAGTAACTAAAGATGGAATATCTGTAAGCGTTCCAGACTCAGTAAGAATTGTAATGGAGTTTGCGTCAACAGAGTTGGGGGATAAAGAGGTTGCTAGGTTTGAAAGTATTATTTTGCATGATCCAACATCGGGATCAACAAATAATTTTAGTCAAAACAGATATTTTGTTGTTTCTCAAAAATTACAAGATCTCTTAAAGTCATCAAGCTTCACTTGGTCTAGTGTTGAGGTAGTAAAAATTTATGCATCTGTATATAAAAATGGAACCCCATCTGCAGATTATTATGTTTTCTTAGACGGTGTAAGATTTGAAAATGTTACAAACACAAACCCACTTTATGGTCTAACTGGGTATTCTGTTATTAGAAATCAAGAGGCAAGACCAATTGTTAAATTAGCAAATACAAATAATTTTGTTGAATTTAGGTTTGCTCTGGACGTGATGTAATGGCAGATGCTGGAATAAAAAGAGTAACAATAGATCAAAATAATTTGCCACCAGTTACAATTACAGATAATCAAATGCTTTATTTCTTAAGGTATAGGATTACCACTGAAGATAAAAATAGACAGTCACACTGGTCGCCAATATATAGAGTTACAGCTCCACCAATTAAAAATAAATTAACTGTAGAAGAATTGACAAACCTACCAAATTTAATTAATATAGATACTTCTGCTGCTCCTGTCTATAGAATAGACTGGACCCTGCCACAATCAATTAATAATCTTACAGAATTTGACGTATACTATAGATACAACTATGTAGCTAATCCACAAAATACTTTTATTTTTGGTGGAACAGTTGGCTCAAATAATTTTTCTGCAATTCTTCAGGATGTTGCAGAGTTAGAGGTTGCCATACAAATACCAACATTTCCCAAAATAAGATTTGAAGATGCAACAATATTTATAGCTAATACACAGGCATAGGTCTATGGTATAATTAGTCATGGCCAAAATACCACTACCAGAACGAGGACAGCCTCTAGACTTGTCTTATATTTATCAAATAGCTAATGCTGTAAACGAAATGTCCTCTGAGTTGTCTCCGTCAGTTTATAAATATGTAACAATAGATAATGCAACTGTAGGTAAGCAAGGACTTCGGGCATCAGAAACAAGATTTATTGCTGGGTATATTTCTGTATCAAACAATACAGAAGTTGTTGCTGGAAACTCTCAGTCTTTTACTTATGATTTTTCTACTGACTTTAAATACCCACCAATTGTTACTGCAACAATTTTAAACACTGGAAGTGATACAGGAAACGATGTCTCTATTGTTTTAAATAGTGTTACAACATCAAACATTAAAGGAACTGTTAAGTTTAACATAGGTGGAAAAGTAACCGTTGGTGTTAACATAATTGCAATTGGTGTTCCAAACTAGTATGGCAACAAAACATGGGTATGTTGATATGGAGACTTACAACGCCTCTCCAGCAATAATTGGAAGTAAAAAAGTATGGTTTCTTAATGGAGATTTAGTCAGGGTACACCATTTAAATAAATCAAATGGAATCATGTCTGTTTATAATATTATCAAAGATCAGATTGAAAGCTGTTTAATTACTGATTTTAAAAAAAATAGAGAAAAGGCTTACACCGTTGGAGAAACGGCCATCCTTGTTAATAGACATAAAAAATATATGCCCAACCTGATGAAGCGTGGAGTAATCCCATTCCCTACTGGATCTCAAAAAGGTGGGGCAACTGGATGGCAAGTGAGGTCATACTATGCAGAATCCCAGGTATTTGAAATTCGTGATATACTAGCTACCTACCACATGGGAAGGCCAAGAAAAGATAATCTTATTACTAATGGCATAACTCCTACAAAACAAGAGTTGACAAGAAGAATGGGTTCTGGTATACTGACTTATACAAGAACTGAAGATGGAAGATTTGTTCCAATTTGGAATGAAAGTATATAGTATCAGAAGGGTATGATATGGAAAACAATGATACAAAGGTAAATGTTACACTAGGATACACACTTAATCTGGGTAACTTTCAGTCATTACGTATTGATCTTGGGGTAGTAGACTCCAGACGTGATGGAGAAACAATTGACGATGCGTTTACTCGTGTTTATAGCTTTGTTGAAAACAAGCTAATTACAAAAATCAATGAAGCCAAATCTGAAGTAGAGTAATGGCTGAACGGGCAGATCGCCTGGCGTTGCTTTCAAGATTTGACAAACACTATAAAGCCAAATATAAAGTGGTTCCAGCGTATAATAAATGGTCAGAGCAATGGGCTGCAGACGCACTCATTGAATCTTATGGTATCAAATTTTGCTATGATCTGCTAGAATACTATTTTGATGTTGCACAAAATCCAACATGGAAATATTTTTCAAATAATGCACATGAAATATACGAAAAGCGTGAGCAATACTTAAAAGATCAGGAAGAACGAAAAGAG